TCAGCAATACGCTGTTGCTTGACTCCACTAATTTTGCTTGTCTTAAGCCAGTTCAAAAAATCTTTTGCATAATCTGTTACACCTGAGTCAACAGTGCTATTTAGATATGTATAAAATATTTTAGGAAGATCTGTCATTTTTAATTGCACAAGTTCTTGTTTGTTTAGTAACGAATCAATTGCCTGTGCATCTTTTGCCACAGTTGCCTTTAATGTGTTAATATCGTTATCGTCAATAGTTGCACCTTTGGAAACTGTTACACTAGGAAATATAAAAACTTCGGTGCCGAGCATTGCTAAATTTTGTGGAACTGGAGATTGATTGCCTTCTTCGTCTAACATTCTGTGTACCACAACACCAGTTTTTGATTGTGCAATACGTTTGCCTATGTCACTTTCTGTATCAACTTCGTAGGTAACAATATTAGGTGTAAAGATATATTTGCCGTTTCTTATTTCAGGTGTATTATAATATAACAAATCACCCATTAAGTAACCTCTAAAGTCTTTAGGTGTTGCTTTTTCATACTCGTCAAAGATATCTTTCATGTTGTTAGCAAATTCTATGCGGTCTGGTTTATCTTTGTTGGCTCCGCCACCTCTGTTGAGTAAATGTCCTGCAAGGTCTTTTCCACTTTTTGCTCGTTCAACTCCACCCTTTTTAACAAAACCGGATTTGTCTGTAAGTATAAACTCTCCATTTTCATTGCGGCCAAAAACGATAGCGGGAGATCCGTCCCATTTGATAGTGACATCTTCGTGTCCTCCTTGCTCAAGTCTTTTTAATGATTCTATGGCACGTATAGCTCCTTGAGAACCTTCATCAAATATAATATCTTCAGCATGATCAATACGAGCACCTTCTGTGATCATTGTTTTATTAATTTTTTTAAATTCGTAGAATCGCATTAACAGATCATCCTAGCACTATTAAGTGATAAACCACTTAACTCTTTAATTCTATTCAACTGTTTATCTTCTAGGGTATCGATAGTTTCAGGAAGTTTCTTACCTTCTTTTTCTAATGCAACTTCAAACTGTGCAATAAGTTCATCATAGTTAGGATCGTTTCTTAGTTTAGCGATCATACTCTCAACTGTATGAGTGTCTTCTTCTGTTGCACCTGGACCTAATAATATTTCTGCTATCTTATTCCAATCGTCTGCTATAACTGCATCACCTTTGTTAGGATCGAGTAGTCCAAACTTAGGACTCATTTTATATCCGCGTCCTCTTGCAATACTTGCAAGTAACATTGCCCGTAATGCTCCGCCGTATTGTTCTGTGCCGCCACGCTTGGCTCCACGCTGAAAGTCTGGATTATTTGTAAACATAAAGTCTGTTTGTACAAATCCTTTTTTGTCTGTACCGTCAATAGGAGTGCGGAAGTGAACTTGGTCGCCGGCATTGTGTATCCAGCCATCTTGCTTTTTTCTACCTACATTCATAATTTGGTCTTCTGGTACACCTTGGCTTTTTAACCAAGCACTTAGTTTTGCAATCAATTCTTCTTTGCTTATTTTGTTTGCATCTGTGTTTAGATCTAAATCACCTGAACTATTCTTTTCAAAAGCTCCGTCAGGATCATTCTTCTTGCCTGTTGTACCTAACCAATCTTCTTCATCAAAAGTTAATCCTGTAATTTTTTCAATAAACTGAATTGTAGGATGTACATCTTGGGTTGCGATGCGTTGTGTGATCATCTCTTTTTCAGGTTCAGTTTTAAATACATTACCACCTTCATTAAGAATCATTTTTTTTCCTACTTTCAATTACTTTTTGCACACCACGTTTAAATTTACGTGGATCACCACTTTTAATACTGTTTAGAAAACGTCTTTCTAGCTCATTTGCTGTCTCAGAATCATAGTTTTTGTGCATATTATTAATTAAATTGATAGAACTATTAATAATATTGTTGGCTGTTGTCTCAATTAATCGATCCTGATCCTTATTAAGGCCCAGATTGTTAAGTTCATCTAATATACTACGAGTTTGTTTTTTCATGACACTTTCCTATACAATGTATTTACCGTTAATAAAATAAATATTAGTACATAACGGAGGGCAACAATGGGCATAAAAAAATTAACATTTAAGGAAAAGTCCTTACTTTTTGCACAACTAGCTAGTATTGCTTATAGTAACACCAAAGATGCTAAAAGTCAAGCAAAACGGTTAGGCTTTACAACAACAGAATTTTATGAAAAAGACGGAGCGCAGGCATATCGCTTTATGAACAAAACAGATCTGGTAATTGCATGTCGCGGAACTGAACCGACAGAGTTTAATGACATTAGTGCAGATTTAAAAGCATTACCTGTTATGGCAGAAACTGTTAGCAGAGTACACCGAGGATTCAAAGCAGAAGTAGACGAACTATGGCCTGCTATTACAGAAGATATTAATCGCAAAGCAAACTTAGGCAAGACACTTTGGTTCTGTGGGCACTCACTAGGAGCGGCAATGGCAACTATTATGGCAAGCCGTTGTATGCATGATGTAGAACTAAACGATCCAGTTGAGCTTTATACATACGGTTCACCTCGTGTTGGCTGGAGAGGATATGTTAAGAGTTTAGGTGTAACACATCACCGTTGGAAGAACAACAATGACATTGTTACCACTGTTCCTCTTTGGGCGATGGGCTATGTTCATCACGGTACTGAACACTATCTAAATGCCTATGGCAAGTATAGGAAGCCTACAGGATGGCAACTGTTCAAAGACAAGTGGCGTGGAATTTGGATGGGCTTAAAGCAAGGTAAGATAGACAGCTTTGGTGATCATTCAATGTCTGAATACATCAAACATATTAAACAAATAGACTAGATACACTTTCTTCATTTGTAACTCTACGCATTGCTTCGCCAAACAATTGGCTCACGCTTACTTGGCGTGTCTTTTTACAATTCTTAGGACAACGATCAGATATACTATCTGTTACAACTAATTCATCAAGTACTGACTTCTCAACCTTTTGACATGCTTCGTTGCTTAATACTCCATGAGTAATATAAGCTCTAACACTTAATGCACCTTGATCCATAATTGCTTGGGCGGCATTACATAGTGTACCACCTGAGTCTACAATATCATCGACTAGGATAGCATGTTTGCCTTTGACATCACCAATCAAATTCATAACTTCACTTTTGCCTGCTTCAGGACGCATCTTGTCTACTATAGCAATGTCGCCTCCGAACATGTCAGCAAACTTCCTAGCACGAACAACTCCGCCTGCATCTGGAGAAACAAAAACAGTCTTTGCTTGTTCTACTTCTGGATCATCTATTATACCGATTGAACGTTTAATGTCTTTTGCAAAAACTACACGGCTTGTTAAATCATCCACTGGAATATCAAAGAAGCCCTGTATCTGTCCTGCATGTAAATCCATTGTAAGTATTCTGTCTGCACCTGCTGTAACTAACAAGTTGGCAACTAACTTTGCTGTAATCGGAGTACGACTTGCACTCTTACGATCTTGTCTTGCATAACCAAAGTAAGGTACCACAGCCGTTATCCTACTTGCACTTGAACGTCTGGCGGCATCAATCATTATAAGCAATTCCATTAAACTATCATTTACAGGAGTGCATGTGCTTTGTACAATAAACACATCTTCACCACGTATGTTTTCTTTAAACTCTACACTTGACTCGCCGTCAGCAAACGTTGTTACATCCGCTGGGACTAGAGTTGCGAAGCAATGCTCGGCAATCTCATGTGCTAATTTAGGATTAGCATTTCCTGTAATGATCTTCATCTTCAAGTTGACTCCTTCCTGATACGTTGGTTGTATTCAATTGCGTGTTCTAATATTGATAAGTTAGCCTTGTTCTTATCTGCTGTAACTGTAAATGCCTTCGTGTCTTTAGGAAAGCAATGTCCTCCAAAGCCTCGTTCATCTGTTATAGTAGTGTGACTATCTCCTATCCTGTCGTCTATTGTAGTATACTGTCTTACCTTGTCGTAGTCAACATCTAATGTCTTACAAAGATCATTTATTTGATTAAAGTAGGCAACCTTGAGTGCTAGGAAACTGTTGCGAGCATATTTGGTCAGAATAAGTTCTTTCGGTTTAGCAACGCTGATATTAATTTTACCCATTGCTGTAATGAATATGTCTGCCCAGAAACTTGTATTGCCACCACCTAGTAGTATTGTATTGTTGTTCTTAAAGTCGTCCAGTGCCGAAGCAGCTCTAAGGAACTCCGGAGAGAATGTTAGGCTTGTATGCGGGAACATGTGTTCTAACATATCCCAGCCTTCAACTGATATAGTGCTTTTAATTAGGATTGGTACGTTGGGATTGTCATCAACAACTGCTAACACATTGTCCATATGACATTCGCCATGTGATCCTTGGGGTGTGCTTACGCAAACTATAATTGCATCTGCGTGACGCAAGTCTCCGTAGTGTCCTAGTGCCGGATCATATATAATTAAGTCGTGATAGTCTTTGAGTACGCCTTCGTGTGCTTGCCCTACAAACCCGTAACCAGCTATTCCTATTTTCATTTTTTTCCTAGTGTTTTTAACAATATGTGTTGTTCACGTTTCTTTACATATTCATCTTCGTCTGCATAGGTAGAACATTTAGCAAGTTCATCCTCCACAAACCATAGTATCTCATATAAGTCTTGCTTGCATCC